AATCCTGCTTCGGGACGGTAAGTCTCAACACCGTACAGAGTGTCAGCCGTGTACAGAGTAGAGAGGTACTCTTGCTTGTACTGGGTCTGAGAACGTACAGCCATTTGCTCTGCCATTACGAGAGCGTCTTTGTGGAAGAACAAGCAACCACGGGTATCAAGAGATGAAGCACCGTTCTCACCGCCTGTCTCAATTACGGGACAGTTGCTAGAAACGTATACGTCAACACCGTACAAGTTACCGATGAGTCCTGACTCAACACCACGACCACCTACAAAGTCAGAAGACACGTAGCGCTCAATGCCCATGATTGACTTACGTGACGCAGGAGGAATAACGAGAACTCGTCCATCCATAGGTACGTCAGCGTCATCCATCAGCTTGATAGCTTCGCGGAATCCAAGATCCGTAAAGTTGTCGCCTGTAGCTACAGTATCCACTGCATAGGTAGAAATACCAGTAGCAGCGTTAAAGTAGTAGCTGTTAGTGTTAACCCAGTTAGCACCTGTAGCAGCAGGAGACTGAGTACGAGTACCGTTACCAAAGCCAGTAGCAGCATTGATGAGGTCAGTGTCTACCTTCAGAGCAAGCTGGTAGCCAGCGTCTTCGGTGTAGAACTGTCGCAGAGAAGACAGAGCCTGTACTTCTACGATGTCCTCAATCAAACGTGAGTACTCAAAGTGACGATCAACAGTTACTTGCAACTCAGTTTCTAGGTTAGCCTGAATCGTAACTGCTACAGCTTCTGCCTTAGCAGATGCAGCACCACGAATGGGCTTAGGGATGTGAATAACATCGCCTTTCTTGCCGGTCATTTGCAGACGTTTGACAAGAGGAGCCATCTTCAGGTTCTTTTGGTAAGCAGCGATTACTTCATCGCTCCAGATTTCTGGGATAAAAGTCCCAGCAGCAGTTTTGTCTACTACAGCATTAGCTGTAAAATAGGCACCAGAGGTTTCACCAGCCATTGTAATTCTCCTTTAGGCTATCGGACCCGACCCTCTGAATACGCTTTGAGTAGTTCGTCCGACATGGACTGATAGCGCTCTGGGTCGGTTCTCATAAGTTTAATAATGTCAGCACGACGATAAACCTTACGACGAGATCCTTCTGCTGTTCCGCGAGCGTTGCCTGTGTTAGCTGACTTTACCTGACTCTTACGGGCTGCTTTTTCTGCTTGTGCAGTTTGTTGAACTACTTGGTTCCTGTCTTTCCAGAGACTAAAGAGTTCGTGTGCAGCGTCGTAATCGTATGCTTGGTCAGCCTGAACAAACAACTGTGTTCGGACTTTTGACCCTTTGATCCACTCAGCAAACTTGGGGTCTTGCAGTATCTGTTCCATCTCAGGATGAGAGGACTTAAGTTGTGCAAGAGTAGCCTGTTGTTTGTATTGTTGTGTGTAAGCCTGTGCTTCCTTGATCTTAGGGTGGTTGTCTATAGCTCTACTAACAGCGGTCTTAGGATCGACAAAGAAATCTACATCGTCATCGTTATCATCTTGTTGTTGCTGTTGTTGAGGTGCTTGTTGGGTTGAGAGTTGTGTCTGGATGTAATCATCAACAACTTTACGTAACTCGCCAACTTCCGTACTCTGTTTACCTGAAAACTTCTCAAGCTCTTGGTGCATCTGTACGAGGTCTTCAACAGATTTACCGTGGTACTTTTCTGGAACTTCGGGCTGCTGAGGTTGTTCCTCTTCAGGAGTCTCTACAGTATCTTGTGTGTCGAGTTGGTCTGTTGCTTCTAATTCTTCTTCCTTACGCTCATCAATTAGTGTTGCTCGTGACATTCTAAACTTACCCCGCCTATTATTTTTATTAGGTTATGGAGGATTAAATGGGAGTTGGCCTATGAGGTTTCCCGCGTGGTTTGCCCAGCCTTCTCGTGTTCACGTACCCACTTCATGTGCCTGCCGGGGAAATCCCCAGAGGAACCATCAAGGATATGTGGAGTTGCTGATACAATCTTTGTAGCGTTAGCACCACATCCGCACCTACTGGATGTAGTACCTGCTTCTACAAATTCTTCAAAGGTATGTCCGTTAGTACAACGAAAGTCAAATACTTTAATCATCTTCTTCTGGAGGCTTAGATGCCTCTTCGTAGTTAGTTTTAACGATAGTCTCCATGTTAATTAAGTGGGCTAATATGTTTAGTTGTCCCTTACGGAAGAACATATCGTCAGCATCTTTAGCTGCTTCTATACTGTTAATCTGTAAAGCATTGTTGCCAAAGTCTTGCACAAGTTGCTTCCAGCCATCAGTAATAAAAAGACTAAAGTATGCGTCGTAGTACTGCTGTGTTTCTTGATCCATCTTGAGGCCTCTTGGGTTATCTCTGTTGTATTAAGTGTACCTAAGTACACCTATATTATACCATACTTTTGACTAAAAGTCAAGCATTATTTTATGTAAATTTTACCGTTTCTTGGCTGTTTTCTTAGCTTTTTTGAAGGCAGAAGCCTTAGGAGCGCCTTTTGATCCCGGTTTACGCATAGTTTCACCTGATCCAGCCTTGATACGCTTACGTTTGGCGTGTATGTTGCTGTATAGTCCCCTAGGCATTATTTTTTAACCTTCTTCTTTTTCTTTTTAGGTGGTCTTCCTACTGTACTTCCGTATGTTCCTTTTCCTTGTGGCATAGCTATCTCCTTACCATTTTACCTTGTTTGCCCAATAAGCCGCAGAACACTTTCCTTTGGCTATGTTTTTAGCGTGACGAGCCTTAAAGGACTTACGCCTCGCTTTCTCCTTATCAGTCTTAGGACTCTTCCCAGCACCTGATACTCCTTGTTGTCCAAACCGGATAGTCTTAACTTTACCGTCGTCACATTTAGCCACAACTACGTGTGACTTAGTGGGGTGGTTAGGCGTCCTCTTTGGCTTGTTGTAACCCGACACGCCCGCTCTTGCTAGTCTTGGGTCTTTTTCCTTTGGCATTATTAGAGTCCTCCTTCTGGCGCAGGACCGACATTTGGTCCTCTAGGGCCACCACCTTGGCTTCTAGCTTCTCCAATTTGTTGAACTGGTCTTGGAACGCTTCGTTGATTTGGCTGAGAAATTGGTTCATTTCTGTTTGTGTCATTATCATTTCGGGAAGCTGCTCCTCTGTTTTCTTGGTTGTTCATGGACTTTTCTTTTAGTGCTACTTCAGCAATCTTAAGACGTTTTTCAAACTCTTTGTCGTCTGCGTCTCCTTCCTTAATATTTCTGGTGATTGCTTCAATTTTCTCAATCTGTAGTTCTTCAGGAGCAAGCTGTGTTTCTATGTTGTACTTAGCTGCTCTAGCTTGAGATTCAGCCGCCTGACCTTGCAACGCCTGAGTTTGACTCTTTTGGAACTCAAGCTGTGCCTGTTGAGCCATCTGAGCCATTTGCTGTGCTTGAGGATCTGGCTGTTGAGCCTGTTGCATAGACGCAATCAACTCATCACGGTTACTCAGGTTCATGTTGTCAATGATGCTCTGGATCAACACAGGGTAAATTGGACTGTCTTGCTTCATAGTTTGCAGAAGCTGCACCAACTGTGTTACCTCGTATTCCCTAGCAATAATGCCCAGAGTAGACGTAGCGTTGAACTTGTAGTCAGCTACCGGATAGTTCTCAGGGTCAAACTGCATGTACCTGTGTGCAGCTTTGGTTACAAACGGCAACAGGAACGACTGCTGAAAGTTAATCAAGGTGCGCTTATGACGTTTAATAATAGCACCAAGAGACATACTAATGCCAGCGGCAGTAGCTTCGCCATTAACAGCGCCAGAAACTCCGGCTGAATCAACCGCTCCTGTAGCCTGCTGAACCATTCCCTGCAACGCTTGTGCTTGTGCGAAAGTGATTTGACCAACTTGCCCAAAGTTAAACGGCTGTAGTACTTCACGAGGATCTCCGTTAGTTAGAATCATCTTGCCCGGACGCACTTCTGGTTTAGCGCCACGAGGAAGCCTAGTTGCGTCAATAGCGAGCATTGGGTGGATTGTGAGACTCAAGGCGTCAATACGTGCGCGTAGCTCTGTGTCTAGCGCCTTCTGACTGTTGTAGCCCTTTTCGCATACGCCACGACCCCAGAATCTTCCGGGAACTACGTCCCAAGGAAAAGCAACTACAGGCCTATCACCCATCATGTACGGATTAGCTTCAGCCTTTAGTAGTGTGCCACCGTTAGCTATAACTACGATAGCCTCAACGTACATAGACTCATCTTCTACTTCTACGTCCTCAGCCTCAAGCAACTCACGAGGTACGAGTCCGTAGTACTTCGTCAGGCGTACCTTGTCGTCGTTGTAGATCGTGAGGTCTTGGTCAGGCTCTAGGTCTGTGTCAGGCGCTGCAGATTCAATGTAAGCGTCTTTGTATACGCCCTGCTCCTGTAGCATTTCTATGCTGTGCTTAGACACAAACTCATCAATAGCCACACCCATAGCGTCTTCTACAGTTGTTGCTACAGGGTCTATGAGGAAGTTCTGAGGTAACACGGGCTTCAGCTTAACTACCACTCTGTCAGTAATGTTAACGCCTACAGCCTGCAACTGTCCGTCCATGATAGGCTGAGTAGCGGGCGCCATCTCCTTGATCTCCTCAAGAACTACCTCTCCCATTCCTGTACCAAACACAGCGGAGTTAATCAAGCACTCTGCAACAGCCTTACGTACCTTACACTTTTCAAAGTCTTCTGTTAGCTTGTTACGTAGGTACTGTACGTCCTGTCGGTCTTTGTCGTTAGTGTCATCAGCAATGTCAAACCACTTACCTCTGCCAAACGTGGCTTCTTCTAGTTCTGCTACGTTAGACTCTACGGCCTGCTGCAACGCAGGAGATATAATCCTAGAACGCTCTGATCCTCTCTGAGAATCCGCAGGATCCCACTGTCCTCTCCAGAGCCTGTAGTACTCTTCAAACTTTGCTTCGTAGTTTGACTCGTAGTGGTCACGCCAGTTTTCACACTTGGTCATCACCCACTCTTCCAGAGACTCTTCAATCATCAGAGGGTCTGGGCTATAGATATCTTCTGCCATAGTACTTTCCTTAAAGTATTGCTACGCTGTAACCAAGTGTAAAAAACACTACGGCAGAAATAGCGTAGATGCCATAGGTGTTAAACGGTCTAAAAACTCTGTGATTCACTTTAGTATCCTGCTACTACATCTAGTAGTTCGTGGTCGTCTATTTCAAAATCGTAGTGGTACGCTACTTGTGCTAACTGATCTACGTAAGCCAAAGCGTCAATTAAGTCATCGTGGGTCAGAGGATCTGGAAACTGGAACAGTTGGTCCAAGAACCTAGAGTTCCACTCGCCTTTACTCAGTGTTACGTAGCCGTTCTCAAAGCGTCCCTGCAGCGCCCACATTACCCTGTCAGTCTTCTTCTTGTTACCGTGGGTTAACTCCTCGACTCTAAAGAACGTCCCGTAGCGCTTCTGTAGATCCATCAGAGGCGACATTACAGCCTGCTTTGCGATGCCTCGTTCAATACCAACGCTGATAGGACGGTAATCTCTGACGGCCTGAAATATCTTGGTGGCAGTCTCGTCAAGGCTCCACCGCCCATATATAATGTTATCAACGTACCAACCATCAGGACTAACTTTAACAACAGCGATTGCGGTTTCATCTAGTTTAGCGTTCTTTGTCCGTTTCTTGTTTACTTCCTCAAAGCCAGCTAGGTCAACAGCTATATAGTAATCTCCAACCTCTGGCTCTTCTCCAAAATGCACCCAGTCTTCTCTGAACATCTCTGAGCCTCTGGCTTCAAATGAGGCCATGAACTCTTGTCTAAAGGCGTAACTCGACATTGATTTCTTTGCCATGTCGATTTCAGACGGGTCCAACAGAGGGTTGTCGTAGCTGGTGAAATGCCAGCCCCGGTAAGTTTCATCGTCACCTAACTCCGCGTACTTGTACAACTCGTAGAAGTGATTACGTCCCATAGGCGTACCTATAAACATCGCAGAACCCTTTTGGTCTGCCAGTGCTGGACGGAGTATCTGTTCCCATACGTCAGGCTTCATGTCTGCGTATTCGTCCATCACGAGAAACTTCAAGGACACACCACGCATTGTCTCAGGCCTGTCGGCTCCCTTGAGACTAATCATGGCCCCGTTGACCAGCTTGATCTGCAGGTTGTTTATGTGCGAACCTGAGATAACAGGGTGTCCTAGCTCTAGCAGGGTTTGCCACATGATGTCTCTTGCTTGGCCCTGCGTAGGCGCAACGTAAAAAACTTGACCTCTATCGGTCTGTAGTGCATTAATGATTAACATCCAAGCAGCAAGACGGGACTTCCCTGTTCTCCGTCCTGCGGCTACTACCTTGAACCTAGTAGGATCAGAGTAGACTTCCTGCTGCCACGGCAACAGTTGTACGTTTAAGTCTGTCACTTGGTCTAGTTACAAACTCCAGCGTCTTCTGAGTTATCAAACTGATTGTCACCACAGCCGTACTTACCGTCGTTATCGGTGTCACAGAAACGGCTCCAAGCCTGCATATCAAATGTATAACCTTCGCTCCACGGCACGTAAGTCTTACACCACTGATGTGATCCTACAGCAAAAGGATCTTGTGGTTGTTCTACGTAGTCACGCTTAGTCCACGGCTTTTGTACACGAAAGAACGTGTCTTTGTTTTTCATTAGCTGTCGCTTGAACAGAGAGCTACTAGGCGTACTGATGTAGATTTCTTGGTTGTCCTCTAGGGTGTACGTAGATCCGTCGTCATAGTTGATAACAGTTTCTGCTTTGGCTCCGATAGAAACTAGAGAAAAAAGGAATACTGCTGCAAAACCTAGTACCATTTCGTTTACTTTGTTAGTCATTGTGAAAGTTCTCCTACGTTGTTTAGGGCTTCTCTAAAGTCTTTTGAACCACCAAAGTGGTAAAAGATTTGTGGTATAGATCGTTTTCCTGTCAGTTGTTCTACTAAGTCCCAACCGGCTTGACCCGGAGGTATGTGTACGTACTTGTAGTCTAAGTTGTGCTCTTTTGCAATTTTGGTTGCTCTTTTGCAAGCAGGACACCAATCAGCACCAACAATGGTAATCACGAGTTAGTTTCCGTTAAAGTTTACAAATGTTGCTGGTTGTTCTAGTAAGTCAAAGGTGACAACTACTTCTACGTTACCTGATCCTCCTGCTGCTGCTTTAATTATATCTCCTGCTTGTAGTACAAAGATAGCGTTTCCGTCAATTAACAAATTGTTTTTAGCTGATATGTTGGTTCCATTGTAGATGTATACATCAGCAGTAGGAGAAGGTTTGTCTACAAACACAGTAACGTCGTTAGTTGCGTTATGTAGGTTAGCCACAAACAACATGTTCCAGTGAGCTACAAACCCACTAGGTATCGTCACAACAGTTTGTGTAGAGGTGTCTGTTAGGTTTACGTTTTTAGTGTATAACATGTTTAGCGTCCCTTAAGATGCCTAGTAAACCCAGATTACAGGGACAGTTCCCCGTGTATCAACGTGAATAAAGTCACCAGCGACCCCTATGCCAGTAAATCCCATAGATAGAGCTTCTCTTATTAACGTGTACCGGTGTGCAGCGTTTGTTATTTTTATGTCTGCTGCTATGCCTTGCGCGTGGGTTCCCGGTACGTCCTTTTTAGCTTCTATAGGGTGGCTAGGGCTTCTGTAGCCGCTGGTGATAACAAAAGGGAAACCGCAGTTGTCCCTGAGTTGGTCTAACTTGAGTAAAAACTCGTCTTCCATACGGTTCTCACCGGTATGTTGACAGTTAAACTCTTCTTTAGTGAAGTTTTTCAAGAATCTTCCTCTTGACAACCGCAGTCACAGCCACAGATGCTACTCTTGAGAGTACTCACCTTCAATTGTGCTTCCGTCTTCAGTGCCTCCAAGAATTTCCGTGCTTCCGACACCAGTGATGTTAATCTGTATTGCACTTCTTCCATTGTCTTTTACCACCTCTTTTTCAAATGCACCTACTGGGAGTATTCTGTCCATCACTAGCTTCCATGCTGCTGCCTGATTCTTGTGATCGTGGTCTAAAGCAGCCTCAAAGATAGTCTCTAGTACCTTAACGGACTTAGGACTAGCTAACATCCTAGCCTTGTACTCATTAATTATAGTAGCATCACCCTTAGGCCTGCCTACTTTACCTCTAGACCCTGCAGTTTTAGCCTTAATTTCCTTTTGCTTAGGCCTACCTCTGGGTCTTTTTTTAATATTAATCTCTTTTCTAGCTGCTGCTTGGGCTTCTAGGGTGTCTTCTGTTGACATTCTCCTGTATCCTTGTGTTTAACGCTAGTTCGCATGAGTCCCCTGCTTAGGTTGCAACAGATGAGGGGATCTATACGAACTATACAACACTCAATCTTTAGTCCCGCACCTGCTTCACTAAATACATCCTAATATCTACCTTATATTATACCATACTTTTACTCAAAAGTCAAGCTTTATTTTATGTAAATAGTACACAAGCTATACTATAGGCGCACCTATTTAGTGCATTTGTGTCAACACAGGGTAAACACGAGGTAAAACAAGGCGCTAGGTAGGGCATAAGTAACATGAATAGTCCCTATTTTTTCTAAATTCACCTTCTGGTGTGCTGAGGTGGCTACAACTATAATTAACACAAGTCAATCCCCTCCCCCGGTGTCAACACGAGGCCCACCCTTCAGTCTAACACAAGGCAGACACGAGCGCAAGGATAAACTTTGGTACTATTCACGTTGACACGAGGCGTACACTGTGGTAGTCACGAGGCCCAAAGGCCTACCACAGATGACACGAGATGTCAAGCGTAACACGATGGGAATATTCACAGGTAAACATGTGTTGACAAAGTGTGTGAACCAGTGTAGGACCCTCTAGCCAACCGCAAGCATACAACATGCTGGGTTGTCAACAGGTAAATTCAAGTGACCTTTTATACACACGCGCACATGCGAGTAACACAGAACACACGAGACTGTCAACAGATATACAATGGTAATATTCACACAAAAGAATACTTGCGTTTATCCTTGGGATGTCCCAATATACACACATGGCGACGGGGAACACATGCCACCCCACAGGAGCACAGCACATGTATACATTAGAGTACAGATACAAAAGACCTAACAATCGCTGGACGGCGTGGTTTGCAGAGTCCGAACACAAAGGCCGATATGAGGCGGTGCAAGCATTAGGGCGGCATGTATCAAAGTTTGAGACATTTAGCGTTCGCGTAGTACGGTACAAAAGTGATAGTTTAATGTATCAACCTGAACCAGTGCAAATAGTAGCGGAATACAAGTTTAAATAGGAGGCCTGAGGCCATGACACCATTTCCAGTAGCTATACGCGAAGTATCAGACGAGGACCTAGAAACATTAGTGGCCTTTTACGAGAGCCGCAAAGAATGGTACAAGAATAACACTAGACGTAGTATGCCTAGGGTAAGTCACGAAAACCTGAACAAGCTATATGACGAGCTTGACAGACGCAACGGGCTGTTAGACGATAACTATCAGCTAATCATTCCACAGGAGGCCTGAGGCCATGCAAAAGATATTCGGACGGTATTTTGCGGAGTACGATCACGAGACACGCCAATGGTCTATCCTGAGGCGCACAGATGGCAAACCTAGGCGTACCCAATGGGGCACCATGACGCCCATTAGATACCCAGTGATCGTTAAACTATGGTTTCCTAGGTGGGTATCCGCTAAACTGCTGAGACTATAAAAAGCTTGCGTTTAACAATGGGCATCTGCTACGGTGCCCATGATTAAACACAAACCAAACGAGGGTAATACCATGCTTAAGCTATCCAAAGCATCTAAAATGCCATGTAGATCATGGTCCCTGCAAGCGTTAGACACGTGCCCCGCATCCAGAGACAGCACAGGCGCACTAGTGCCAGCGTGTTCCGGATGTTACGCCACAACGGGAAACTACAGGTTTAAAAACGTACGTGCACCGCGCGAGCACAACCGTCTAGATTGGAAGCGTGACACATGGGTAGATGACATGGTGGCAGAGTTAGACAATGACCGCTATTTCCGGTGGTTCGACTCTGGCGACATGTACAGTCTAGGGCTCGCTAATAAGATTCTGGAAGTTTGTCAGCGTACGCCGTGGGTGAAACACTGGATACCCACACGGATGCACAAATTCCGTAAGTTTAAGGTTGTTCTGGCATTGCTACAGGCCTTGCCAAACGTGGTGGTCAGGTTATCCAGTGACTCTATCACAGGCGAGACAATCTCAGGTAGCACTACTAGCACCATTGCCACGCTTGACACAGTGCCACAGGGTGCTGTAGTGTGCGAAGCTTACACACGGGCCGGTAAATGCGACACATGCCGCGCCTGTTGGGACAAAACAGTGTCTATTGTCTGCTACATAGGACACGGGCGATCAATGGAAAAGCAACAGCGTGAATCAATAATAGCCACAGGAGTATAACAGCATGACACTACAGGAAGCCGTGAAAGCGTATATTTATCAGGTAAAGAATCAATCGCCCATTGTGAGCACGTCACACGCTCATTATGGGTACTACGCTAGAAAGTTTGGTGATGACGTATGGCAAAAGGCGCTAGACGATTACTTTAGTAAACAAAAAACAAGGGTTGTAACACAAGCGCAATTGAATCAGGAAAAGAGAGGGTAATATTATGATAGTATTCACAGGTGATTGGGTGAAAATAGCGGGTATGTGGAAACAGGTTGTTAAAATTGACTATGGGCGTGATCTATTCGCTGTCCTAGATAGTGATGGGGAGTTTCAATGGTGGGGTATAGAAGTGCCTATGGTTTTTGATGACCATATCAGCAATACTCAAATGCAACACAATTTAGCGGAGGCGGGACTATGAAAGACTACAGCGTTAATTGGGATCCATCCGGAGTGTATCCAGAGATCACACGGGAGTATCTAGGCATACTACCAGAGTTTTTTATCCACGCGACACAGGAGGGTGACACACTAGAACAGGTGACACAAGCGATGGATAGCATTTATGGTTTCGGAGGCTTCCAGTACCCATTCGGCGGGACTGTGGCAGACTGTGGCGCGTACAAGTCACCAGAGGATCCAGACCTGCAACCGTACGCCACCATATTGTACCTTGACAGGTTTACCATGTACTGCTACCCTTACGCCATCACAGCTATACGTGATAACGACACAGGCGAGACAAAGATCGGGAGGTTTGATTAATGGTAATATGTTACAAGACAGATGATGCGTTTTACGCTGGCATCTACAGACTAGTTATGTTAGGGTTAACATTTGAGGCAGATGACCAAGACCTCAGTATAGTATTGACCGGAGGGTACTAGCATGTTTATTTTATCTGAAAAAATTCTAGAGTTGATGATAGATGAGATCATAGAGCATGAGCACCAATGCGGCCAGTTCAACGAAAAAGAACTAGGCAGTATT